ATAGTTCTAAAATTACCACCACCAGTTTGTTTTAAGAATTTTCCAAATTCAGTTCCATTAGCATCATTTCTTATTTTACCAAGAGTAATCATTGTATCAGGTTCAATTCCGGCCTGTAAACCTCCATGACCATCAACATAAGTTGGAATCATTGCATTGGGAATACCTAATCGAGAATTAATACCATCTCTTGCTTGATTTAAAGAAGTTACTTTGCCACCAAATACAAATTTACCAAACTTACCTTCTGTGATTTTCCCTAAACCTTGTCCAATTAACCCACCATCACCGGCAGAACCACCAGTTGCCTGTTTCATCTTCTCAACTGATGATGTACTTCTATTAGCAATTCTTACAGATTCATTACCATATATTAAAGGATTATTTAATTCTACTGCAGACTTAATTCTAATACCTGTTGCTTCTTGTTCAATAACAGTATCCTTATCAGGCTTTACTGAGGTATAATTAGTACCAAAAACCCAATTTGATTGTCCTTCGTATATTTCCTTTAATGTTGGCATATATTATTTCTTCGCAGTTAATAATGTTGCACCTTGATTACCACCTCCATCTGAATTTGCTCGTACAAAATCAGTTAGAAGTTGACCATCTAAGTAAACATTCATATTTTTATTATTAATAGCATCTCTAACTTCTGTTAATCCTGTTAAAACCATCATTTGATATTCTGAAATGGATTCTTCATCTTTCTCTTCGGATTCTTTACTTGAACCTCCACCAAATAATCCAGCAATCGCACCTAAACCAATTCCTACTGCACTAAGTGCAATTAATGTTGGTAGTGCTGCTATTCCAGCAATACTTAATAATCCAAGTGAACCAGCTAATAGTGTAAAAGCACCTGCAAGTGATAATATACCACCTACTAATGGAACTAAGTTAGTTACCATGTTAGTTAAAGAATCTAAAACATCGACTGGTATTAAACTTAAACCAGCCCCAAATACTCCTAACCCAGCTCCAGCTATTCCAAGAGCAATACCGGCAAGTGTTAGTGAGAAGATATATTTACCAAGAGATGAAAGAGATATAGCAAAACCCACTATATCCTTCCCAAGTTGTGCAAAATCAATACCAGTTGGAAATGTACTTACACCTTTACCAAATACTGCCATACCAGCACCTAATATACCCAATGATAATGCTGCCAGACTCAATGGTATGAATAATAAACCTAAAGGTGAAATTAAAGCTCCAAATGCCAATAGTTGTTTTCCAAGAGAAACAAAATCAAAATCTGGTACTTTTGCAATTTCTTGTAATGCTTTACCAAGAATGTACATAGCTCCTGCTATTAAAATCATAGCACCTGCTCCTGCTAAAATCCAAGGTCCTGCAAAATTCATAATCGCACCAACAGCCGCTAGTGATAAAGTTAACCCTAAAAGAGCTAAACCTGCAATACCTAATGTATCCAATCCTATTCCTTGAAATTCTTTTAATGCTTTACCAAGAACATACATTGCTCCAGCTATGATAACTAAAGCAGCTGCCCCTTTTAAAACATCATTCATTTTTATTTTACCAATAGATTTACTTAATTTAGATGCACCATCTCCTGCTTTAGGGTCTATTGTTGATGAAGCGGAAGGTTTATTTCCACCACCTACACCGGCCATCAATCTATCTTTAAGTTTACCAGCCCCTCGTCCTACTTTTGAGGTTTTAATCCATTTACCTGCTTTGCCCATCATACCTCCAGCAGCACTCATAGTGCCAGAACCAAAAAGTTTTTTAGCGGCCAACGCAGCACCTTCTTTAACCAACCCCATCATGTTTTTAAGAATTTGACCTGTTGATTTTACAGCTCCTCCTAAATTTATTCCCATATCTTTTAAGAATGGTGTTGCTTGACCAGCTGCAACTGCAATACTACCCAATCCTTTAAGTGTTTTACCCATTGGACCACTTGCAAATGCGGTTAGTGATTGACTCCATGTATCAAATGTTGAAAGTTGCATTGAACCATCATCATTTAACTTATCCATGTTCTTAGCCATCTTATCTAACTCATCAACTGATAAACCTAATGCTTCAGCTGCTTGTCTCCTTTGGATAACATTCATCTTTTCAAATGCAGCTGCACCACCAAGTTGTTTTATGGTTTCTTTAACCGCTGCTCCAGTCTTACCTTCAAACGCCAATCCTCTTGCTCTGTTAAGATTAATGTTTCTACCTAACATTGCGGATAATTCTAATTCTTTTGTAATTGATGATTCAAAATCAAGTAATCCATCGGTTACTTTACCAAGTGTACTCATAGATACACCAAGTTTTGCGGCTTGAACTGCTGATTTAGCTAATTCTTCTGTTGCTGATGCTCCATATGATGCGAATAATTCTGAGTTTTGAGCAATATCTTCCATCGCTTGAGATGGTATTACTCCTTGTTGTTTCGCAAATTGTTTTGTGGATTCCGCCAAATCCATTGCTTGTTGAGCGGTCATTCCACCAGTTCTTGCAAGTGTACCAACAAGTTTCGCAGCTGATTCACCACTAATACCCATATTAACAGCCATCAAGTTGGTGTTTAATCGAGTTCTAAAAGTACTACCTTCAACTCCACCAAATTGATTTGCTAATTCTTTGGTAACTGCAGATGCATCTTTGAATGCTAAACTTAATAATGTTGTTTGACCAGTTGCTCCTGTCAATCCTCCAACAAATCCACCAAATTCTCTTGTAGTTTTACCAACTTCAGTAGCAACAGCTCCTATTCCAATTAATAAAGAACCCGCAATACCACCAACAGTAGATGTAAGTAATGATGCCGTTTCAAGAACACCAGCTATACTATCTTTTATACCTTCATATACTGCAAGTTGTTTATTGAGAAACTTTTGTTGTTTCTCTGTCATATTTGCAATACCTTGTGCTTTATCTCTTTGTTCTCTTAAATTTTTTGCTATCTGTCCATGAATTCCCAAAGTAGGCCCTAAAGACTCATAATGGTCATCTAACTTTTTATTTATTGCAGCTTGAGTTACTACATCTTCTGATGATGTATTTAATAAATCGTTTTGTAAAGAAGCTATAGATTCAAATGTTTTTCTTTTTTCAGCATCAAGATTTTGGGCATTAGCCATTATCTGAATTCTTGCCCTATCTTTATCTACTAAACTTGCTTGTAATCCCGTTAATCCTTTTAATTTAGCTTCTTGTTGAATGTAATTATCTATTAATTCTTTATTTTGTTCTTTGGCTTCTTTTATTTCTGAATTTACATTTTTTATTTTTTCAACAATAGCCTTATATTCTTTATTGGTTTTTTTATAGCTGGCAACCGCTTCCGCACTCTTTAGATTTTGCTGATTAAGCAAATTAAGAGCTTCTTTTTTTAAAGCATTAGCCTCTTTAAGTGCAGCGTTTATTTCTTTTTGATTCATTTAGCCAACTCCGTAGTAATATACTATTCTAAATCTTTTAACATCTTTTCTAATTCTTTAGATGCCTTTTCAATTTGTGTCATTTTATTAACAATAGCAACAGGTACTTTTTTGTTTTTCTTTGCTGCCTGTAACGCTCTATTTGTTGCATTTGTTTTTAATCCATCGAAAAATGAATTTGAAAACTTTTTTGCAGCTCCAAATAGGCCTTCGTTTATTTTTTCTTTTGACATTAGATTTCTCCTTTATACTTTTATACTACTATAAATATAGGGTAAAAAAAAAGTGAGGAATTATTTCCTCACTCTTACTGATGGTCCTTTTGGTGAACCTTTTTTGTTTGCCTTTTTATATTCTTCAGCTTCTTTTTTCTTAGCCTCTAATAATTTTTTGAAATAGAAGTTTCTCCAATGAATTGGCATGGAATAAACTTCTGACCAAGTGAATCCATTACCATAGTTAACCATTTCCCAAATTTGGTTATGAAGTTGGATTGAGTACTCACTCGGAAGGGTAAAAAAACCCAACCCCAAAGGGGATATCGAGAGCCTCCGTTTCTCCCGTAATATCAGATGTAAACTGATATTTTAAATCTAAATCTGGTGAGATTTCTCTGATATAATCTCTAATAAACTTAGATTCTCTTGCTAAAAGGTTATTTTTTACATAATTGTTGATAAATCCTCTATCAGTATTACCATCTATTTCTTGAATGATATATCTTAATCTTGTAGACATTTCTTGTGAAACAGCATCTTGACCTTTTTTCTGTAATCTTTGTAGTGCTTGAATTTCAGAATTAATATCTTGTTCATCTTTGTGTGTTAGTAATTTTAACACCACCTCTTTCTTAGATACAGGTAAAGTAATTGAATATCTATTATCAGATGATAATAAGTTTTCATCTACTTCTTTAATCTGAATTTGTGATAAATCGATTACTTCTTTTTGGGTTTCTCCTGTAAATGGGTCGGTAACTTCTACTTGATAATCTTTTCCATATCCTAAGATACGAGTTGCAAGTAAAATAGCGTTTTTATCACCGATGAAAATATCACCAATATCTAAACCTTCTTCTACTACAACAGATTCGAACAACTTATCAAGCACCACCCCCTTTCTTATCAAATTTTGGGAAGCAAGTATATCCTCTTCACGAGCTGTCATATACTTAATCTCCACCGTACCCTTTGATAACGGGTGTCCTTCTGGATATAGTTTACCTTTTGATGGTAAATCTACGATTTCGGTTGGAAAATCAAATTTTGCCATATAACTTTAATTTAAATTGTTTTATATAAATATATACTTTTTAAAAAGTTGGAATATAGACACAAAAAAAGTTCTCACTAAGAGAACTTTTTTCTTTATAAAAATATTGTGGAGTTGTATTAGAATTCTAAAATTGCGTAATCATAAGAAAGTGTTAGAGTGATTTCTGCTGGGTCTGTGGCATTAGCCCAATCTAAATCATTGAACACTGCATTGTTGATGAAAGCACCTTTTAGAGTCCATTGTTCAATTTTATCACCAACAGGTCCTAACATATAACATTGAATATCTTTTTTATAGAAATCTGCATATCCATCTCTACCAGTTAGAGATTCGTGAGATAATCTAACCCATTCCATCACTGCTTGAGCACCACTTGGAACGATTGGGTCATAAAGACTGATTTCAACATCTTGCCATTCACCCTTACCTTTAAGTTTTCTCTTAACGTTGATATGGTCAAGTGTTACAGTTTCAAACTGAATTGAAGGTCTGTTAGCTGTTTTAATAAGATATGAAGGAATACCATCGATTTCCATGATGAATCTATTCTTCATCTTTGGTTCGAAATTGGTATAGAACATATCGTTAAATTCTAATACTTCTGCCATTTTTTATTTCTCCTATTTTGTACTATTATAAATATAGTTCTTTTTTATTTTTATTTAATTATGCCGAGAACGAAGCTCCTGTTGGTAGAATGTTGAAATCTAACACGATGAATTCAGCAGTTTTCGTTGGTTGTAAGAAAATCTGTCCAGCCAAGATGTTTCTATCGATTACATCAGGTGTGTTATTAGTTTCATCCATTACTACTCTAAAAGCATAAAGTCCTTGTCTTTGTTGTATTCCTTCTAAATAAGGGTTAACAGTATTCAAGAATCTACTTCTTGTTTGAGAAGTATTTTGTTCGAATACTAAGTATCTTGAAGTTGAAGCAATATACTTCTTAACTTTAATCATTAATCTTCTAACATTGATTCTATCAAGTGCGGATGCCTTATCTTGTAAAGTTTTTTGTCCAAAAGCAACGATACCTTCTCCAGGGAACGAAGCGATTGGGTTAACTTTTCCTTCATATAGTGTATCTCTTTCAGCATGTGTTAATCTGTTTAAT